TATGTCCGAAGCTACAGATCCAATAAACGTGATCTACAAGATACAGAGAGAAATGAAAACTCAACTGGAGAGTCTAGTACAGACTCTAGCAAACGGGGGAGTTGACAGTATGGAAGAATACAAATATATAATAGGTAAGATCCACGGGATCGATATGATATCTCAGGAACTCTCTAACCTGCTAGAACCAAAGGAGCCAAAAGACGATGACAACATCACACGCATTAGAAGCTAAATACGAAAAACAAGACGAAGAAGCTACAAATAAACCTAGCCAAACAAATTTAGAAAAATTACCTGACCCAACGGGTTGGCGTATACTTGTTATGCCTTTTCAAGTTAAAGAAGAAACAAAGGGTGGAATTATTATTGCACAAGAAACACTAGATAGAGCAAGAGCAGCTGTACAAGTTGGTTATGTTCTTAAAAAAGGTCCTCTGTGTTACGCAGATAAAGAACGATATCCAACGGGACCGTGGTGCAAGGAAAAAGATTGGGTGATCTTTGCAAGATATGCAGGATCACGCATGCAGATAGATGGTGGAGAAATAAGAATGTTAAACGATGATGAGATACTTGGGACAATAGGGGATCCTAAAGATCTTATTCACGCAATGTAATCATAGGAGGATTTACTATGCAAGAAGACGATTTAAAAATCGACGTTGGTGATGCTGATGAACAAGCAACAGAAATTGATTTAGATGCTGCACCACAAGAAGAACAAGCCGAAGAGAAACCAGAAATAGAAATTGCTGAAGCTCCAGGCACAACACACGAAGAAAAAGAAGAAGTAAAGACAGAACAAAAAGAAGAGCTGTCTGAGTATTCTGAAAGTGTAAAAAAGAGAATAGCAAAACTTACGCATAAAATGCGTGAAGCTGAAAGGCAAAAAGAAGAAGCTATTGAGTATGCTAAACGTCAAACAGCGGATGCAGAAAAATATCGTAGAAGATACGAATCATTAGACGGTGATTATACAAAAGAATTTGAGAAAAGAGTTACATCAGGCACAGAAGCTATCAAAACAAAATTGGCAGCAGCTATTGCATCTGGTGATGTAAACGCTCAAGTTGCAGCACAAGCTGAGTTAGCACAACTGTCAATGGATGCTACTAGACTTGCTAGACTTAAAGAAGTTAACGAAAAAGTTGTTGCACAAGCACCAGAAACGACTCCTGAACAGGCGTCACCGGCACAACCACAGAGACAACCTGATCCTAAAGCAGATGCTTGGGCACAGAAAAACCCGTGGTTTGGCACTGATAATGCAATGACTTACACTGCTTTTGACATACACAAGCAACTTGTAGAACAAGAAGGTTTCGATGGTCAATCTGATGAATATTATGCAGAAGTTGATAAACGAATAAGACTTGAATTCCCACATAAATTTGATACAAATAAGGGAACTACAGCTGAACCCGTTCAGACTGTTGCTAGTGCCAACCGTCCGGCCGCAAAAGGACGCAGAAAAACTGTGAAGCTCACACCATCACAGGTAGCTATTTCTAAACGATTAGGTGTGCCGCTAGAAGAATATGCGAAACAATTAGCCGCGAAGGAGGTATAAGCATATGGAAAAGAAAACGAACAATAAAACTTCCCGCGCGAGTCAAACTCGGGCTAAACAAGAAAAGCCTAAAGTATGGACTCCACCATCAGCACTAGATGCACCGCCTGCACCAGATGGGTATAGGCACAGATGGATTAGAGCCGAAAGTATGGGTCAAGATGATTCAAAAAATATTTCCGGTAAAACTCGATCTGGTTGGGAATTTGTCAGAGCTGACGAATATCCTAACGATGACTACCCGTCAGTAGATTCAGGTAAGTATGCAGGTGTTATAGGAGTTGGTGGCCTTGTGCTGGCAAGGATACCCGAAGAGCTCGCTCAACAACGAGAGGCATATTATAATCAAATGACTGCCGATCGTAATGAAGCTTTAGATAACGATGTCTTGAAGGAACAGCACCCAAGTATGCCGATCAACCAAGATCGACAGACTCGTGTAACTTTTGGTGGTACAAAGAAATAGCATTTGATATTTCGACCACTGATATAAACAACAAACCTTTAAGGAGGACAAACATATGGCAAATATAGACGCCGCATTTGGTTTGAACCCAGTTGGAAGTATCAGCGGAGGAGCTAACCAAAAACTCAATGAGTACAAAATTGCATCTAACGAAGCTAATGCAATTTTCCAGGGCGACATGGTACAGCCAGACTCTGGCAATATCCAGCAAGCTGGAACAGGTACGACAAACATTGGTGTTTTTTGGGGTTGTAAATTCGACGACGCAACAACTAACAAACCAACTTTTAAAAACAACTCTGCAGCAAGCGGAAACGGCGCTGTAGCAGACGCGTTTGTATATGATGATCCACACCAAGTATTCGAAGTACAAGGTGATGGTGCATCTGCACAAACTGACGTTATGCAAACAGCAGACGTAGTCGTAGGCACAGGGTCAACAACAACAGGTGTAAGTGCAATGGAATTAGATTCTAGTGACATCGGTACTGGTGCCAATCTAATGATTATCGGTTTTTCTGGAAAAACTGGTAGATCAGATATTGGTTCAGCTAACGCAGTCTACAAAGTTCTAATTAATGAGCACTTGTACGCGTAATAGCAGGAGGACATAAATAATGGCTATATCAAGACAACAACTAGCTAAAGAGCTAGAGCCAGGTCTGAATGCTTTATTCGGACTTGAGTATAAAAACTACGAGAACCAACACGCAGAAATCTTTGATACAGAAAATTCTGATCGAGCATTCGAGGAAGAAGTAATGTTATCAGGATTCGACAAAGCTAACGTGAAGGCTGAAGGTTCAGCAGTTGCTTATGACAACGCGCAAGAGACTTTCACTGCAAGATATCAACACGAGACAATTGCTCTCGCGTTTGCAATCACTGAAGAAGCGATTGAAGATAACTTGTATGACAAGATCTCTACTCGTTATACAAAAGCACTAGCTAGATCTATGGCTCAAACTAAGCAAGTCAAAGCTGCTACAATTCTAGACAACGCATTTACTGCGGGCGCATCTGCAGGTGGAGACGGTAAAGCTCTTTTAGCTACTGACCACCCAACAATCGCTGGAACTTTCTCTAACGAGTTAGCAACATCTGCTGACCTTAGTGAAACTTCACTAGAACAAGCTTGCATTGACATCGCTAAGATGACTGACGAGCGTGGCTTAAAAATTGCAGCGAAAGGGCAGAAGTTAATCATTCACTCTTCACAGCAATTTATAGCTGAGAGAATCATGAAATCTGCAAACAGAGTTGGAACAGCTGACAATGACATCAACGCATTGGCATCTAAAGGAATGATCCCACAAGGATATGTGGTAAACAACTTCCTATCTGATGACGACGCGTTCTTCATTAAGACTGATGTTCCTAACGGTCTGAAACACATGGTTCGTGCGCCAATCAAAACTGCCATGGAAGGCGATTTTGAAACTGGTAACGTTAGATATAAAGCTAGGGAAAGATACAGCTTCGGCTTCTCTGATCCTAGAGGTCTATTCGGATCACCAGGCGCGTAATCGTAAGGTTACAAACCAATTTAGAGGGCGGCTTCGGCCGCCCTTTTTATTTGCAAATAACATATTAAAAGTTTATAGTCACAATACTGCGATAAAATAGTTAATATAGACGCGCGCAGTCGACGGCCTAGAGACTATATTAACAGAAACTAGGAGGATTATATCATGGCTAAAACTACTTTTTCAGGTCCAGTACTAGAGGGTAAAGAAGGTGTAAATATTGAAACTAAAACTTCAAACACCACTCTCACTGCTGCAGACTCAGGGAAAACTTTTGTAAGTGCAACTGATGGAGTTGTATTTACTTTACCGGCAATTGCTACTGGAGCTGTTTTCAAATTTGTAAACGCTGCAGAAGACGGCACTAACACATTAACTATCAGTCCAAATGCTTCTGACGGAATCCAGTACGCTGGTTCTGCAACAGATGATAAAGATTTAATCAACACAAAAGCTACCTCTAGACAAGGTGACTTTGTTGTAATTGCATCTTTAGATAGCACAGCTAACTGGTCAGTTACTTCAGTTAGAGGCGTTTTTGCTAAAGAATCGTAAGATTAATTAATGTGGGGCTTCGGCCCCACAAATTTAGGAGGATAATATTATGGCAGGTGGAGGATCTTTTACATCTGATCAGAGAACAGCGCATCTAGCAGCTGACGGACAATTAGTAACGGGACCTTGTAGAGTAACTTCTATACAAGCAGCAGGAGCAGCAAGCTCAA